AGGAGGATTTATTGCTAATCCAGAAATAATGATCAATACATATTTTAATACTCTAGATGATAATCATAAACAATTATTACTAGGAGTATTTCAAAATGTAAAAGAACAACAAAAGATAATCACAGAGCAAAAACAAGAAATAAATCATAAATCTGATGTGATTTCTGGATTAATTGAAGATATACCTCTGGCTTCAAAGAGACAAATTCTTAATCGTGTGGTTATGAAATGTAGCAATTTTAATGATAGATGGAAGGAATTATATTTTAATTTTGAACAAAAATACCATCTTAAAATAAATGCTAGAATGGAATCATACAATAAAACTCATAAATCTAAATTGAGAAGTAAATTAGAATATATTGAAGAAATTGGTATGATTGATGAGTTGTATAAGATTGCATGTAAACTATATGAAAGTGAAGTTAATGTTTTGGTGCAAGAAATGTATGAATTACATAAAGTTGAGATTGTGCAATAAGTAATAAATAAATATATTGTAATTGTTAGAGACTCTAGTGGAATTAGAGTCTCTTTTCTTTAGTGTTTTATTAATTTAATCATCTCTAAAAACTCAAAATTATTCAGACCCATACAATCATACCAAAAACAAATTATGACTCAACACAAGCAATCCTCATGCGAGTCAGATGAAAGTATCAGAGATAAAGAAAATCAAAATTAAATAATCAATTCTAAATTCGTAGCGTATGCGTAGAATTTAGTAAGGGAAGTAGCGTAGCGAATGACCGCACGTTCCTTTGACTTGTCATGAAATAATATTAATTTTTTATGATTATTTTTATTTTATATTATTTTTGCTAGGGCGATTTCCATCGAGGATCATTTCAGCAATTTTGGTGTCCCAAAATTACTTCATGAATTTGATATAATAATAATTTTTTTTGATTAATTTGTAAAGTTGTCCATTTGTAGCACACTAAGTAATTAGGTTACTATTGGCGTACTAGAATTGGACAACTTTTAATTATTAATTCACAAATTCATCTAATAATTCTTTAAAACTTTCTTTAGACTTCTTTTCTTTTTCATTATGAACTCTAATCATTTGACTTTTTAAATCACCTTTGTTATGATTAATTACAGTATTAACTATATTTTTATTATCTTCAATATAATTATCCTCTGAACGTCTCTCTAATTTAATATGATTGTAATCATTGGTTTTAAGTCTGCCTAATATTTTAGACTTTTCTTCTATTGCCTTATTTTGCCTTTCTTCCGCATTTACTACTAATTTATTTGATATAATTCCATTAAGAGTAACTTTAATATTTTGTCTAACTTCTTGCTCTAATATCCACTGACTTATTTTCTCTAATTCTAAGATAACTTTCTTATGGAATATCACATCATAAGATTTATAATAATATAAAATATTAGAAGTTTTATTTAGCAACTCACATACCTTTTTATTAAATTCAGAATATTTATCAATAATAAAAGCATCTTTCTTACTTTCTAATCCCATTACTTCAAGAATTTTGTTTTCAGCATATAATATAGTATCAAGTTCTTCGTCTGTAGCGGTAGTATGAGTTTCTTTACTTAATGCTATCTTATCTTCTTCGCTTCCACCAATAAAATCCAATACGCTTATCTCTTTACCATCTTCTAAAGTAATGTTCTGATTAAATTCTGTAAGGCCACAGGCAACAGTAGTAACTAATTTCCAACTTACTAAACATTTACTTTCTAATGATTTGAATGCTCTTTCAACTGTTTCATATAGGTTTCTATTGTTTAATATATAGAACTCTTTAACATTTTCACTATCGGCGTTTATGAAATCGGATAATATTGCCTTATTAAATTTGCCAAAAGAATAATTATCATTGATCATGTCTAATGCTCTTAGCATTTTATCTCTGCTTAAATATATTTTTCTTTCTTGAGTAGTTTGGTATTTTTGAACAAGTAAATCTAATACTAATTGTTCAATATATTTTCCATATATATTGTTATTTCCTTTTGTATTTTTTCTACCATCTGATTTTTCTTTGACTTCTAAATAAGTTTCAGTAAATACAAATTTATTTCCTTGTTTATGGAATTTAAAATATCTTTCTAATTCTTTCAGTTGTGATAATTTGGCGTTGCCTGTTAAAACTTTCTCGTCTAATTCTTCACATACCTTTTTGTAATTAGGAATTGTATTGTTTGTTTCTAGATATTCTTTTAATTTATCAATATTCATTTCGTTACCAACTCACTTTCTTTTTTATTACTCACCAAATTTGTAAAAACTAGTAGGACGATGTGTGAGTTACATCTAATAATGAATCGCGACTTCCATTATCCCTACTAGTAAAATTTGTGTCAGATTTAAGACACATCAAAAAGCACCTTAAAATAATCAAGGTGTTTTAATCTATCTTAAATTTTTTTAAATTATTATATTTATGAAATATCACAAATTATAAAAACCTTGCTACAGGCCACTTTCAGAGTATCAAATATCCTATGAAAATGTCCTTTTATTTTGTTTGATTGGGATTAATGGAAGGTGGAGGGATTAAGTTGTAATTTTAATCCCTTTGGATGATTATTATTTATCTTTTGATTTATCTTCAATAATATCTTTATCATTTAAATGCGTTTTAAGTTTATCTAAACCCTTCCATTCTCTATCTTTTGCTGTTAAATCGTTATAAATTCGATACATTTCACTAGATGACCATCCCATAATTTCAATAATAAAATCTGACTCTAAACCAAGACGGGTCAAATGGGTCACAGTATAATGTCTTAGGCAATGAAAATAAACTGGTGTCTCTAAAAAAGTTTCCCATTTTTCAATCCAACCTCTGATTGTATGTATCGTAGCAGGTTTCCCATCTCTTGTAATAAAGATAAAATCATGTTCTTGATTATATTTCTTCATTATCTTTTCTCTTTCAATTAGCCAATCATTATAATATGGAAGAAATATATCTTTTACTAAATATTTTATAAGTTGTTTACCTTGCTTACTAAAACCTTTAGTTTTTATGGTTTTCAATGTTTCTAAAAATAATCCATCAAAAGCAGTATTATCTTCACTTATAATAGATGTTTTGAATCTAAGTAATTCACTAACTCTTGCTCCGCTACTAATACCTAATGCTAGTAAACATGCTTCGTTTGGTCTATTAAGTGTATTTTTAAGATGATTCAGCAAACTATCAACTTGTTCTTCTGACAATATTGTTTTTTCTCTAACAGGGGCTTTTGCCATTAAATCTACTGCTTTTAATACAATATTGCGGTAATTAACATATGTTTCATCATAAAATCTTTCAATAAATTCAGATAATGAACTTAAAGCAGACCTAATTCTACTAAATCTATTAGCACTCCAATGTAATTCTTCTACCCCATAACTAAAGAAATCTGCAAACTCAATTTTCTTCATATCTGTGAATAACTTATTATCATTTTCCAATAAATTCCATGTGAAAAATATATTCAAGTCCGATGTATAGCCAGTCACTGTGCCATCCGATTTTGATGTGTTTTTATACTTTAGAAATCTATTAACTAATTTCACATTTTCAGGATTAAATTGTGCCGTTAATTCTGGAGAGGTTATTTGTTTCTTAAATGTTTCTCTAGGAATAATTATCACCATCCTTTTAATTTATTTATTATCTATTAAATAATCCTCATAATACTTCCAAACTAATTTAGTGCCATCTTCTAATTTACCACAAGTTTTATTTCTCCCCATACAACATCCACCTATATGACCTTTATTTATATTATATTTTTCACTTGCTTGAGTAATATAATCGAAAACTTCCCCAGTAGTTATACAAATGATCTTTTTAGCACTTGGACTATTAGAGCCTTTTTTTGATTCGCTCATTTTATTTTTTGATTCTTGACTATGCGTTTTCCCTTTGTGTGCTTTACTTATTTTTGCTTTTGTTTCTTCTGAATGATTTTTGCCGAACAAAGGATGTTTTTCTCCTGCTTGAACACCTATCTGATTTTCACTAATTCTTTTCCTAGTTTCTTCACTATGATGTTTACCATAATTGCAATGTTTTTCGCCAGAACGTGATTTACTCATTTCAAGTTTGGCTTCATCGCTATATTTGAACCCCTTTGATCCGTCTCCACCTAATGTAAGGTTGTAACCTTTAGCACGATCATTAGTTTCTAATTTAGATATTAATAATATTTCAAATTTTTTAGCTTCAATTTCTGTTAATCTAGATGCTATAATTTCATGATCAAAATTATCCCATCCATATTTCTTGATTGCATTATAAAAATATGTTTCTGTTTTATACCCTGTTTTATAACCTTCACCATTTCTCCACCTTCTGTTTACATCTTGACTTGTAATACCTATGTAAGTCTTGCTATTCGTTTTGTTGATATGGGCATAAACTGTATAATTTTCTTCTAACATCTTTCTCAACAACCGCCTTTCGTTTCTTTAATTACTGCCTTAATCCAAAAAAGAAAAATAAGAGGAAAGGATAAATTAAGGCAAATTATCCTTTATCGAACTGCAGATTCTATCCCCTCAAGTGCAACCATTAATCAATCACACAAAGTAAGCACCTCAAATTAATGAAGTGCCTGAGTTCTATAATTGATTAAATTATTTATGTATATTTATTTCTTAATCTTTCTTTTTAACAACCTTTTCCTTACTATCTTTCTTAACCCTAACTTTCTTCTCTTTAACCACAACATCCTTAACCCATTCTAATTTCCCAGTCTTAATGAAATGTGTCAATCCAACAGCGTATGCGTCTGATTCATCGTCTGTCTTAAAAACTGTATCAGGATATCTTTTCTTAATCTCTTCTTGTACTTGTTTCTTTGTTGCATTTCCTCCTAATATTGCTTCCTTAGCTGTCTTAGGAGGATAATATATTTGCTCACAATCATGAAAAATCAAATTGCAAACCCCATGTACCCGATAAATGACTTGAGTTGCCATATTAAATCTACTAAATCCTCTTTCAATTATAATTGTTTTAGTAGGATAATTTGTTTTTAATTCATCCATTTTTACAGCAATTACTTTCAATCTTTTGCCATGAGATTGACTTTTCTTGGTTGGTATAGAATCAATTAAAACAGGTATCATATTTTCATCAAAAATACAAAATCCTGTTGATTCTATAGAAAGATCATATGCGTGTATATAGTTTATCTTAATCCTCTTCTTTCATTATCAAAACAAAGGCACATACCAATCAATAATCAGCACATACCTTTGTAATTATTTATATTTTATTTATTTTTCATTAATCTTAT